CCCACTCTTGGACTCATCAGTTCTACTTCATACTCCACGAAGATGTCTCCAAAGTTGACCTCTCCGGTTGCATCGCTCAAACTAACGGCGATGTAACCTAGATCGGATAACCTCAGTTCATTGGCATCAACCAACTCTTCATGGGTCTCTCGCACAAACATGGTGTCTGTGCTCCTCATGCGGCCACGAGGTATGTCTAACGTTAGCTCATTATGAACAGCTCCCCGAACCACTCCTTCAGCGTTCAGAAGTGTGATCCGATCTGTTGGTACAGGATCGGCGGGGTCATAAATAGGACAGAGCGATACCCCACCTGATTCTAAGGTACTACAAGTGGGGAGGTAGTGGACTTTGATCTTCTTGAAACGGTATTTCTCAAATCGAGTTGCAACTGACGTTAACCAGGGGAACGTTCGTCCATCCCCAGGATTTAATGGCAATTTCAATGGTGCATGAGAAATCTTTGTGTTCGTTGTAGAATCATTTCCGCCAACTGTGATAGTTCTTGCGTTGACGGTGCCTGCAAACTCTGAGTGCGAGACCACCATGGTTCCGTTGTTCCTCATGGCGTATCTCGGACGAGTTGCTGTGCGTTGTTTTGTTGTTGTTTTGGTTTGTTTTCTTTGTTGTTGATTAGTAAAGCGGTTCTTAGTGTGCGGGTTGCTTCAAACCATACACACGCATTGCCCGATAGTTCCAACCTACTGCATAGTCTCCTATGTACGGGCGCGGTCACTATCAACCTGAGCTGAAAAGCTCTCCCAAAACCTAGCCAAGGCGTTCAAATGTTTGCCTAAGGGCAAAATTGGCAACACCTGCCGTAATCAATGGCTAGGGGTCGGCTACGACCATCCGCGCGGTTCAGCGTACTGTTCCACGTCTACACATTTCATAAATGGCTTATTTATTGAAGTTTTCGATCTTTCTGCTCTGGCGGGACGAGACATTGAATGGATTCTAATCCACGAAACGCAACTTGTTCTGAGGCTGTGTGTATCGGATCGGGAAGACTTGCGTAGTACTTCTCCATCATCCGTTGCTCATTAGGTGTAATATCAAAAGCAAAATAATATGACATTCGCTCTCGGTCACTTGGTTCACGGATTCGAAAGTCCATTCCGTCAACCAATTCCTGTCTGAATTTATAGTATACATCGCCATACTTGGGAATGTATGGTGTAGCGCCTCTTCCTACCCACTGGTAGAAGCTTGAAAAGATTGGTAACCCGGTGGACATGGCTAGCCCACACCCTGCTACTGCTCCAAGCCATTTTCTGTAGACTTTCTTAGAGTGCAGGGGTTTAGTGGTGATGAGATCAGAATATAATCGCTTCGTTGGTCTAGGGACCAACCTATATCCTAGAACTTCATCAAACACCGGGTGGCTCTGGCAGAACTCAATGTCCTCCAATGTGTGGTAAATACCGTCATAACACATTGTTATTCCCATTTCCAGAAACCAATCTTCCAAACCGAGCCTAAACTTGGCTAAGTTACGTTCGTCCATGATGATCACGCAATCATCTCCATCATTTAGCAATGAAATCTGCTTGAGCAGCCCTTTACTTTCGAAATAGCTGTACATCAAAGCGCACATGATTGTAACATTTCCAAGACTCGTATTCATGTCTCCTGACATGCGGCAACCATGGACTTTGTATTCAATGGTTCCGTCTACGCCTCGATAGACGCCTTGGTTGACGCGCTGGTACTTCAAGAGTGTGGAGAGATTTGGTAATCCATCTCCTTTGCCTGTGCTCCACATGTGGTAAATAGCATGTTCCAGCTTCAATAACTCGCTGTTAATATGCTGATCGTATCTGCTGGCGTCAAGGCCGACTGCCACTGGTCGATCGTATTTACTCCACATGTCCGCAATCACTCTCCCGCGTTCGTTCATGTTCATTCCTTTTGCTACTGTTCTATGACCCTTGGATGGATCAAATATCTCGTCTATAGCATTAAAGATCTTGTGTTCGAGATTCTTTATATAACGACCCAACTTGACATTATAGCGTGGTGAGCGTGGCTGGATGGCGCGTGGAGCGCCTCCAGGCTTACGGTATTCGTCCTTCGTAAACACTTTCACCTTGCAATCACTAGCCTTGAGAGGTGTCTCTTTCAAGGACTCTACTGCAGCTTCGTAACACTTACGTTTAGCCCCACCGTAACCATCAAGGAATTCTTGATCTGTTATCGGGCTGACTTTACCGTGAGTGGTAGCGATCTTCTTCATCTTACTACAGAATGAGTGATTAGCTTGTCGCACATTTTCACGGGCATCTTCAATCTTCGTTTCCGAATCCTTGAATCTAGCCGCGTCATGTGGCTTTGGCGCACGTTGGAATCCATTTTCTCCTTTAACAAAGAAAACTCGTTCCAGTACCGCGTGTGACACACTATCTATATCGTTGTTGGGCATATCCCAGTCTGGACCATTATTACCTCGAACTCGGTAATAGGTCCGCGGAAGCTTTTGCTTCCTGGCCTGCCTGGAGTGGGTAACACGGAATTTATCCTTTCCACCAACACCATCAAGATCCTCAATCATTTCATGAGGTACTTTCGAGTGTGAGG